AGCGACTGCTGACTCTAATTTGATTTGATTTGCTTTTAATATAGCATTATCTGATCTTAACTTCATCACGTAAATGCCAGCGCCGATAACGGCGCTAGCAAGGATTCCAATAAAAAATAATCTAATTCCTAACATGATTAACTATCTTTGTGCCAAATAGACCATGCACCCCAAGCAACAGCTGCCCATGCAGCTAACTTGACGAACGGTCCTCCTAATATAATTAATACACCAAGTGCGATTAAACTTGCACCTGACCAAGATGACATTTCTGAACATCTGTCTTTTAACCATTTAAACATAAGATTTCTCCTTATTATTTGATTTGTGCGTTTCTTTTTCTATGACCATTCCAGGCAACGAAGCCACCTAGTCTTAACGACCAGTATGCTAAATAGTTCATAAAATAGAAACCGTTAACTTCAATATTAATATCTCTAAAGATTTGATCTGCTTTCTTTTGATCTACTAATAGAAGTTGGCCTTTCTTGTCTGCTGGTTTACAAGCAGAGTATTTGTACATATAATCATGTACAAGACCACCAATTAGTAACACGCCAACTGGTGAGAAAAAAGTTCTTAAAAATTTAGGTATACTTGCACCATCAAATGAAAATCCTTTTGGGATTACATAGTTAGTGCCGTTGATTGTATATTTAAAGTCTTTAATAATAGTCCAATTTCTAGTACCTAACAACCACATGATGATACCTTTCCAAAAGCCTTTGCCTTTAGTTTTTATAGGTATAGGTTGTAAGTGTGGTAATTCGTCATACGAAAATTTAAGATTGTTAGTCTTTCTTTTATCTAACATGTTTATAGCAAATCCTATTATAACAAATAAGATTAGTAATGACCATTGCCAAAACTTCATTGCTAATGCGATTAATAGTTCCATATTATTTCTTCTCTTTCTTTTTACTTGCTGTGACCATAGGTTTAATTGTTCCTAACCCTGGCCCTTTTGCTGTTGCAGCTAATTGAGGTAATTGTGCTGTGTATCTTCTATCTGGAGAAGATTGAGAACCACCTAGGTCTGCCATAGGTTTTAATGTATCAACAGGTCCTATAGCGAACCCTCTCATATATTCTCTTAATTCTTTATAAGTTTTCATACGTACTTTGATAGTAATTCTGAAGCAACTTTGTTTCTAAAATTTTCTGAAACTGTAGATTTTATTTGACCATCTACAACATATCTAAATGCTGTCATAGCAAATTCTTCAGAATATGTGCCTTTTTCTTTTTTAGATTTGATGTTGTTTACTATAGGTTTAATTTGATTTTCTTCTATGTCTTGGTTAGATTCAATCTTATTAATTAAATTTTCTACTTCAACTTTATCATAGTCTTCACGTCTTAATAGACTAGTAACATCTTTTTTCTTTTTCTTTACATGTACACCAGGCTCTGCGTCTGGTGGCATTGCAAGGTTTGATCCATCGCCTACTGCATTAGCAGGTGCGTCTTCTTTTACAGGCATACCTTTTTTAACCATACGTGATAATGCCATACCAGATATAAAAGGTATCTTCTTTCTTCTTAAAGCGTCTAGCGCTCTATCAGGTATTCTGTCAAATATTTTTCTTAATTTATTTGCTTGATCTGTTGAGATTGTTTTATCTTTTAGTCCTGCATATTGTCTTGCCAACATGTCTATTTGACTATCAGAAAATTCTCTTATAATTGATCTTACTTCTTTAAAGGTTTTCATTAAAATTTTACCCTCTCTATGTTGTCCTCTGATACTATGATTTGTTTTTTAGTATCTTCATTTATAACATGATATAGGTTTACACCAAATAGATTATCAAAAGGTTTCTGATTTTCAGTTGTATATACTACGTCACCTACATCAGCAGTTTGATCGCCATTTAAATCTTCTAATCTGTCAATCATTATAAATCTACCTTCTTCTAAAAAATCAAAACCTATAGACTCTTTTAAATCATCATCAAAAGCAATCAGGTCGTTTTCAATAAGATGTTTATACAAACCTCTTTCTAATTCTACAGCGTTAATATCTTTATTCTCTTTTAACAATAGAGCCAAAGCAGTTGCGTATGAGGCAAACTTTGATTTACCACCAGGTAATAATCCTAGTAGTCTTTTCAAATTGAATACAAATCTGTGTAGTATAGTATAAGAATCTTTTTCTTTTGCTGATTTCAAAGTTTTAGCTTTTCTTAATACTTTACCATTGTCATCAATTATACCCAACTTATAAGCGTCATGTTGCTTCCAAGGAGTAACTAACATTTTAATTACCCTATAAGTTATTAATAAATCTATTGCTCTTCCCATTATAATTTCTCCAAACTTGATAACAAAGTTTTGTTAATCTTCACAGTTGGCAACTCGTCTTCACTTACTACATTTAAATATTGTAAGAAAGTCTTTAGTACAGACCAATACTCTCTTTCAATCTTAAATAATAATAATGTAGCCGCAGCCTCATTACCAAAAACATTTGTCAATACTATAATATGATTTAATACTAATCTTGTTTTCAGTTCACCTGTGGTTTTATATTTACGAAATAGACGTTTAAGATATTTAAATCTTTTTACGTCTTCATAAAACTCCTGTTCCGTATCTAAATTAGGAACATTGTAGTTTTTTATAGCGTAAAATAACCAATTCTTCTTTGTTATCTTATCAAACATTAGCCAAGCTCTGCATAAACTTTAACAGCGCCGTTTTGTAATGTTTCGTAACTACCTTTTAGTTTTAACTCTTTGCCAACTTTATGACTAATTCCATCATCATTTATGTCAGAGCCGTCAGTATCTTTACCGAAACGACCACCATTAAATACTAAAGCACTTTCAAAAGTTCCCTTTTTATCGTCAATTGTTATTGAGTCTTTTAGTTGTACACCTATGCTTGTCAATCTCGCTTCTAATTGAGAAAGAGCAGCCTCAGGTTGTAAATACTCCTTATCAGCAATAGAGCTAACAAAAGCATTTACTCTTTGTAAGATTGCAGGTTCATGTATATTGTGAGCACCCATTGATCCATCTTCTACTGAAGATTGATGAGGTGTTCCAACGCCCATAGTTCCGCCTTCTTTTATGTGTTGTTTAAATGTTTTCATTTTTCTCCTCGTTTAACTTCGTCTTTTAATTTTTTAAAAGTTTTGCCTCCACACAGGTCTTCTTCAGCGTCTTGTACTTCCGCTTCTTTTAACTTATCAAACTGACCCTCATGTGGTGTATTGTCAGCAAGATCATCTATAAAACTATCCCTATCTTCTTTCATTTATCACCCTCATTCAATTGTTGTGGTTCTTCTTTAGGCTTTATATCTAAAGAAGGCCTTTCAACTGGGCCTGGATCAACTGGTTCACTTGAATATGCAAGTGAAGTACTTGGATCTGATCTGTTATGGTTACTATCATATTGTAATAGTTTTTCAACTTCTTGTAAGGCACCATGAATAGCACTTAAATTTGCTTTCATTCCTAACAAATCTTTTTCAACTCCTTTTATTCTATTGTTCAATTCATTAAACGTTTTTTGAAGAGCAAACTTTTCTTTCATCAACGTCTGTGTACTTATACCCATAATATTCTCCTAATATATTATGCAACTACGAAACCGTGTCCGCCGATTACATTCCAGTTTGAATTTTTAAATATACACACAGCAGTTTCACCTTGAGCATTCAAAGTAATAGTAGTACCACCACGTAAGTTAGTAGGTGTAATTACTACATTGTTTGTTCCAGATGTTGATGTGTTGATAAAAATCTTAATTTGACCATCAGAACCATCTGCTAATGAAATAGCACCTGTTGCTGATGTAGCGTTAATTTCAGTCACAGCAGTTGTTACGTTTGCAACCTGTGATGAAGCGTCAGCAGTTATTGCTTGTGAAGTTTGTGCTAAACCTAACCATGAAGGTATATTGTTAAACACATTCTCTGCTGATATTTTTTTATTGATTGGTGTCCCTGCTGGGTCATCCACTACGTGAAACAAGTCAGCCGTAGCCAACGAGTCACCTAAATCGGTCAATGCCGTTATTTTTTTGTCTGCCATTTTTCTCTCCTGTTAACCCTTTCGGGGATGCTACTCTAGGTAATTGCCTAGATCAATTTGTTCATATAGTATATATAAGGGCACTTTGAGCGCCCTTATATGATTTTGTTATTATGCTTTAACTGTAATAGTTCCAGCCGCTGTACCAATACTAGCTGCACTTGTAATAGTAGAGTTAGTAGTTGTACCTTTATCCTTAACAGTACCACCGTCAAGGTTCATAGCGTTAGCACCAATGCTTAAAACATCATTCGCTGCTGTTGCTGCTGAAGCTGCGCTTATTACTGAAGTAAAGACTAATTCGTTTGATCCTGTACCACTAGCATATTGCAAGTTGTATGGTCCACGACCTGAGCCTGAACCTGCGTTGTTGTTTTGTACAGCCACGTAAGGTGTACTAGTAACATCAACCGCTTCGTTAAATCTTACTCTAACAGACAAGTTGTATCCTGCTGATACGTCTGCTTGTGCTGAAGTTGTAATCCATTCAATTTCTGTAATATTTGCTGAACCCATATTTGTAGCTAATCCACCGATTGCTACCAATACTTCGGGTGTTGCACTTGTATTGTCATTACCTGACAATACTGAGCCTGCTTCTCTTACCCAACCTGAAGCGTTTGCAAAGACTTCTTTTTTTTCAGCTGTTGTAAGATTTTTAGGCTTTATATCGTTTCCCCATAAAGACATATATCTCTCCTTAAATTAATTATTGTTATATAACAGTACTATTTATAAGATTAAAAGCCTAGTCTTTTGAGTTGGGCGATAGTTTTTGATGTGTTTGTGTGATGTATGCCAGTACCACCAGCATTGATAAACTCTCTTACGTTCTTCTCGTAATCGTCAATAAGAATAGACGGATTGCCTTTTTTAGCAAAGAGTTTCTTTTCTTTTCTTCTAACAAGGTTTATCTTTGATCTGTTAGATATACCTGCATTTTTACTTAACCATTTAGTTTTACCAGGTATACAGTTAGGGTCGTAAGACTCTTCTACGTATGCTGATAATATATGTGGATCAAATTTTGATATGTAAGACCATAGTTGTCTGCCACCAGGCATCCAAGGTAGTGTTGACCAAAAGTCTTTTTTCTTTTTGATATGCGACCACTTCTCTCTACTTGATGGTATATTCATCCATTTGTTGATTGACATACCTGTAGTTTTCTGAGCGCCTGTTTTAAAGTCTGCAAGCACTCCATCCATGTCGCAATATATGATAGGTTTACTCATAGTGTTTCCTTATACTATTATACTATCATATAATAGTGCTTTTGTCAATTGACAAAGTGTCGCAACTAGATAGGTCTTGCTGATGGTTCAAGGTCTATAACTGCAGCCTTTTGACCTGTGTCTGTTTTGCCATTGTTTCCAAGTCTAACTAGTTTAGTTTCTTGTCTTAACTTGTTAAATGGTTTCTTTTGATCTGTCTTCTTCATAGCAGCGTCTTTTTTATCTTGGTTTGTTTTCTCACCATGATCGTCCTGATTTACTGCTTCATTTTTTGGTACACAGTTAGGGACTTGTTTGCCACCTTTCATTTTAGTACCAACTTGTTTATGAGAATCCCAACACGCTTCATCTACTTCTTTATGTTTTTTAGAACTAGTAATCTTGTCGCCGATTTTATTACCTACAGCTGTACCAGCAGCCGCTGCCGCTGTTCTTCCTAATGCCATTGCCGCAGGATTTTCTTTCATTGCTTTAGATATTGCTTTTCTTCTCTTATGTAAAAACTTATCAGATGAATCTGTATCGCCATCGTTGTCAATGTCTTTATCTTTTCTATCGTCAAACTTTTTTTTAACTGCGTCTTTGTTAACTGGATCCATACCTTCACTTACAACTTTACTTGCGATTTCTTCTAGTGATCCTTGTTTACTTTCAAAGTATTTTTTTTCTACTGATAATTTTACGTCTGTTACTGGTTTTGAAAAGGCAACTTGTTCAGAAGCAATTGTATTAATCTTATCCTCTAAGCTGTCTTTTCTTGTATCAAAATATTTTTTGTTCATTACTTTTTGCTCCTTACTTTCGCTGCTAAATCTTTATCTGCTTTACCCCAAGTACCAGATGATTTAGTTACGAAACTGTTAACTCTTGCCATAGCCCATTGTTGTGGTGTAGTACCTGGTCTATGACCACCTTTCCATGCAGCCATACCTCTATCGTAAACTTTCTTTAAGATAGAATAAGGCATACCTGTTTTTTCTGCTTTGTTTTTTACAGCAGTAATCGCTTCAATAAGAGATTTTGCTGGGTGTACTTGTTCTTTTTTCATTTTACCTCTTAACTGATCCATTTTCATTTGTATAGTTTCTATATCATTTTTAGCTATAGCCATAGGTGTCTTGTCTTTAGACTCACCTGGATCTAAATCTTTTAGTTTAGTTTGTAACGCCATTTGACGTGTTCTTAATTTTGCCATGTTCTCAGCGTCTTTAGAAGCATCCTCAATTAATTTTGAAAGATGAGGTACGTTTGCTTGTCTGATTGCCAACTGTGTAGGTATGTCTAATCTTTTAATCATAGCCTTTACAGCAGGTGTAACGTCTGAAGCTTTCTTACCTTGCCATACTTTTTTAATATTTGCAATTTGTGTAGGGTTCATTTTACTTCTTAAATAATCACCCACATCTTCTTTCTGCATTCCTTTTATATCAGGACTGTTATCAGATTTAAACTTGATGTTACCTCTTAAAGTATCTTGTGTAACAGTTACCTCTTTGTTACCTTGTGATCTGTATTCTTTTGCTTTGTTGTCAGCAGAGTCTTTTGTTTTAAAAGGTGACGCATATCTTTTGCCATCTTTACCTCTCCATCTAACAACGTAAACAGTTGTAAACTCGTTTAGAGATTCGTAATCCCAACCACTTCTATATCTTGTTACCATTTTTTGCAACTCCAATATCTTGCTTTCCATTTAGGTCCTGGATTATCACAGTTATGTCTTGCTCTGAAGCTCTTTCTTCTTGCAGGATTATCTGCTTTGATTTCCATATTAGGATCACCAAATGATACTTTTACTATATTGTCGTTAGGTCCTTTTGTGTAAACATAAAACTTTTTAGAACCACCTCTAACAGGTTTGTTCAAAGTAACTTTCTTACCTTGATGTTCTGCTTCTGCAATTTGTGATGGGAAGATTCCCCACTCGTCTGCTTCTTCTTTCATAAAGTCTTTAAACGTTAACTTAAAGCCTTCAGTAGCACCTAAATCTTTTCTCATTTCTGCTTTAGATTTATTGTACTTTCTTTGAAATTCCTCTGGATCTAAACCGCCTTCGTCCTTAGATTTAAGGTCTATTGCGATATCTTTCATTCTTCCTTCTTGCATATTACTATTGGTGTCAATCACTTTATTGAACATTTTATTGTATGTTTCTTCAATTTTAGATTGCCACTCTTCCCCATATCTTTCCTTATATTTATTAATCGTTTCTTCTTTACTTGCCCATTCTTCTATATCTTTTAGCTCAACTTTTTTGTTGTCTGTCATGCTTATGTCCTTACTTGCGTTAACATTAATTAAATTATCACTATGTTTACTTGGACTATAAGAACCACCTTGATACTTAGGATTGTAGTGTTTTTCCCCTGGTGTTATTGAAGATGTATATTTTGCCCAATCATGCCCTATTTCATAGGCTTCTGGTATACCATCAGTATTAAATTCTGCACCTCTTTTTTCAGGTTCTCTTTCTGATTTTGTCTTCAATTCTCCATACATTTGTTTGAAACGTTTTGTATGTTTACTAGGTTTTGTTTTTGCTACTTTGTCAGCAGGCGATTGTTTATAAGCAGACTTATCACTATCTGATTTATTACCTTGTTTTTCTAGGTGTTTATCGTGTGATTTTTTCTCTTTGTCTGATAGACCTGCGACATATTTTTTAGGTTGATCTGTTTCTTTATCATACGCTAATTTTCTTTTCTCTTTTAAGTTCATTGATCGTTC